ATTTCCGAATATAAATATTTCTTTGTGGAAATTATACTTCTCCATTAACCAATGGTACATAGTAACATAGCACTTATAATTTAGCGGAGTACAAAGGTAATGTAACGTACCTATAACATTACTTCTGAATCCTCCTGCACTATCATCACTTGTTGCGTATGCCGTACAATCACATACTGCATAACCTTGTCCAACGAGATAATCAACGTATGGGTCATATTCATAAAAATTCTGCACTTCTGGGTATCCACTACTATGTGCGAATATTATAAGTCTTGTCTTACCTCCATTCTCGTTGTATGATTTCGGCAATTTTAATATTATATTACCTATTGTCTGAATATCATAACTATATTTTATCGCTTCACTAACATTTGTTTCTAACACATCATTAGGTTTCATAGGTATTTGAACCCTTGTAGATAACTGTATTAAACCATCTTGATATGGATTTTTATCTTCAATGAAAACAAAATCTTTAGTACAATACAAATAAACTGATAATCCAATTTCGCTTTCAGTTATTAAATTATTCTCTGTATTCCCTTTCTTTTCTATTATAAACCTAAAAAATTCACAATTACGGTCAAGTGTGACCTCTCCATTATATGACTGCAATGGCAATATCAAATTCTTATATTTGTCATATTGCCGGAAATATATAGAGTAGCCATCATTCACAAATACTTTTACCCTGTTAACTTGGGAAGCCCTAATATAGTATTTAGTTCGGAGACACGTTTTAATAAATCTATTCGTATCGTACCCGTTTGTAGGACTAATAAAACCACCTTCTAATGTAGGGTATACAACTCTTGTTACATCATAAGCATTCATATTTACTTTAGACCAATTATCTGCAATTGTAAATGTACCTCCATCATTTCTAATATATTCCGTATTACCATAAACGGAACAGTAAGCTATTATTGTCCCAAATGCTTTATCTTTGTTTTTTAACCGTGGATTAATGATACTGTAAACTTTTTGAATTGCGTATTCTTTGCTATAATACCCTCCGTCCAAATCACCATTTAAACCGAATATATCTATTACATTATATAATGATGACATATTTGATTTATTAATTGTATTTTGTGATATTATTTCATCAATTATATTTTCATCACTTCTTATTGCCGTATTATCTGTTTTTTTTATTATAATCCTTATTGATATACCATCCATTTCGTATGTTTCTTCTATATCTTTCATCCCTATATAACTTCCGCTAATTCTATCATATACTGCAACTGTTGTAATTTGATAGCCAGCTTTCAAATTTAACATTATAGGCGGTATTAGATAAGATGTTACAACCCTTGTTGCTTCATTTTTTATATATACGCCATCCGATTGTCTTATTGTTCCATCATATAGTTGGATTTTACCTTTATTGCAATCAAGAATTACTAATTCATGTTCCCATGAACCAGACTTGTTATATATTATATTTACTCCATTATCTATTTTAATGGAATCAAAATTTGCGTATATACCATATTCATACGCTAAATAAAATACATTTGCATCATTTACGCCTGGGGTTGTTGTTGGCGTTGCTATTCCTGCAAATGTTGCATTACTACCCATTGTTGATATTATAGTTAACAATGTGTTTTGTAATAAATCCCCTGTAATTTCTTGATTGCCGTTCGTTTTAATAACGGACGCAACGGCGGCTTTTAATTCTTCGTAATTTCCCATACTGATAAAAATTTAAACTACATTATTATTATTAAAATCATTATTAAAGTCTTTATTGTAATCGCCTCCGGTTGTTGGAATAACACCCCGTCCGATTTTCTTAACAACCGTTGCACATTCAAACTCACATTCAACCGACGCTAAATTACCTTGCGTTTGCCATTTAGGGGTAATCAAAAACGTATCGCAATCGTATTTCCTGCCTTGACTATATACCGTAACAAAATCACTCATGCGAATTAATCGCATTACGTCGCAAAGGTATTCGGGGGCTAAAAATATAAACCGGAACGTCTTTTCGGATATTTGTTTTTCGGGGAAAAAATACCCGTCCCGCTCTTCGCCCTCTTCCTCAAATTTGTATTCCGGCTTTCCTAACTCGGCACAAACGTAAACCCGGTTTTTGAATTGGACGCCCTCGTAAACGATTTGTCCGCCGTCAACCTCCATATTGGCGGCGTCGCTCCATTCAATGCACAAATAACCATCCATTCCCCCGGAAATCCATGTAAATACGTCCGAATAAAACGTTTGTGCGCCGTCGCTAATAGCAATCATATATCGCCCCTCCGGTAAATCCAAAGATAACGGCAACAATCCCGGATAAACAATAACATCATAACCGTAATTAGCAAACCGGACAATCTGCAATCCGGTTTCTTTCATCATCGTTGTTATATCTGCCAATATACGGGTAAATTTATAATCGTAAATCCGCACCCATGCAATCGAATTGGTACGGGTCGGACGTATGATTTGAAACGGCAATAATTTATTTATAGGCGTAAATAACGGGTAAACATCGCCATACGCATACGATTTTTTATAATCTTGGTATTGCGGACTTTCATAAAACGGCAATACCGACAAATTGTTATTCGGTGTCATACTTCAAAGTTGTTTTAATTGAACGACTGCACAAATTTACGCTTAATTTATCAACTTGACCGTTACCGATATACGTTTTTATTAGTTGCATCGGGTTTGGGTCGTCATTTGCCGGAAAACTAAACGTTTGTTTCTTCTTTCTCTCAATACCGTATGCGTAAACCTCGGAACCGTTTATTGATACACGACGGGCGGGTAAATCATACATCCAATACGGGGATTGCAAATTGATAAACGCCAAATATCCGTTTTGCAAAAAGTATTCGACGCCGTTTATTGTTTGGCGGGTAAATGGCAATATCCATTGCGACCCGGACGTTGGCGGAACGGCGGCAAACAAGGCGAACCCGTCGGAACTCATATTGCCGGGGTTTAACAACATCATATCAATATCGGACGTAAAGTTTGATATATTAATTTCTTCAACCTTTCCCGGCGTTACATACTTGCTAATTACTTGTATCGGCAATCCCTCAAAAGCTGCCGTAACGTCGTCCATCCATTCAAATTGGTAACGTTCGGGCAAATCGACCTTATCAAACGAATATTCCGACGTGTTGAACGCCCACGGTTTCCCGTTGCGCAAATTCAATTCCTTTGTCAAATCATGGCTTAATATAGCCCCGCCGGAATAGGAACCGCCATTGCGGAAATATTGGATATGTTCGATTTTAAATTTGCCGTCCTCAATGAACCAATAACACCTAAAACAATCCCGTAACATATTGGTAAATTGCTGTAATGTCGTCGGGGCTTTCTGTGCGGGTTGCTGATATTCGCCGTTTATAATGTTCGTTTTCTGCGATACAAGCAACCGGAAATTCAACCCGGATATTGGATTGTTTCCCCCGTATAAAAATTGGCTATATTCCGCCGTGGCTTCATGCGTAATTCCGGGTGCAATTTGATTGAGCAAAACAGATATACAAGACGCAACCGGGAACGCATCCCGCAAAGTATATTCTTTTCGGGCTTTTTCCTCTAATATCCAATCCATCAAATAAAATCCAAACCATAACGACGCATAACGCCACGTTGACCGGGCGATTGGATAAAACGTTTGTCCGAAAATGGAATAGGGCGGCGCAAAATACTTTCCGTTGTCCGCTAATCCCCACTCGGTCGGGGTGTCTGAAAAGTTGTTTGAAATAAACGCCACGTCGATTGCGTAACCAATCGCACGCCTATAATTACGGTTATTATCAACTATATCATCGGCGGGCAATGGATATGTATTAAGGTCGTCGATTTTCTCCACGTCGCACAAATACCGGGCATATATATTATAACTTTTCATATCGGCGTGCATTGTTCCGGTTGCCCCGGAACCCTCAACGGCGGTTAAATCAAATTCCAACGTATCAAACGGTTCCTGCGTTACCTTTTGATAACGAAACATTACCGTATCGTCGGATTGTTTCCGTATTTCAACTACAGCAATACCAAACGGCACCCCCCCGTTTATTCGTTGTTGTGAAATATAGATATAATAATTAACATTCAATTCCGGGTATAATTTCCCCTCGAATACGTCCGCACTTGCACCCGTCGCCATTCGTCCGGTATAAAGCCCGGATATTACCGCCGGGGAACCGTTGGACGTA